GCTTTAACTACATACCAATCAGTAGGTGCTAGTAATCCACTTGCTTGTTGTTTGATAGTTCTAATTAAAACTGTTTTTAAACCCTCAACTTTTACATCTCCAACTTCTTTGTCATCTGGTAAATCTCCATCATCTGAATCTGCTTGTGTCCATAAGCTATCTGCGTGTGCTTTAGGTGTAGCAGTTCCCCATGATCTTGTAACTTGATTATCTGCAAAAGCATAAGATTCATTTGTGTTAATGTACCACTTCTCATCTTTAAAATTAGATGAATCAGTTATCACTTCATAAATACCTATTGCATTTAATTCTGACTTTGACCACAGTTGGAATATTTTAGTTGGGTATCTTACATCTCCTATAACCATAGTTTTAGGATTTGTTATTATTTTTGTTACTGAACCATCTTCTACTAATGCGTACATATTTTAACTTTCACTAAGGTTTAATGTTCTACCAACTTCTTGCCAAATAGCACCATTGTATTTAAAAACTAAAATATCAGTTTTACCATCTGCCGAAGTAAATGTTGGTGCTGTGCTTCCAGCAAATTCAAATACTGTGTTAAATGCGATTGTGTGTGAACCATTATAATTAATTTCTACACAAATAAAAGCACCCTCAACTGCATTAGTTGGTGCAGAGAAAGTAGTGTTTTCTGTTGTTAAATGATATGCGTTTGGTTTAGCTTGTACGTCCCAAGCTACTGCGTTTGATGATGAAGTTAATGCTTGTTGAGGTATATAAGCTAGATCATTAAACTTAATCTTTCCTGTTCCATTTGGGGTAAAGTTAATATCGCCATTTGATGTAGATACAAAAGCATTACCATTAACATCTAAATCGCCACCTAATTGTGGAGAAGTATCTGAAACTATATCAAATGAAACTGAACTATCTAACCAATTAACAGTATTAGCAGTAGTATTTATTGTTGCCAAAGAAATATCATCAGCACCATCATAAAATTTTAAAGTTTGAGCAGTTGCACCACCAGATGTATCTAGCCATATCGTACCAGCGACAGCACCACTTGGTCTTGATGTACCAGAATTAGATGTATTTATAGCTTCAAGAACACCATTTAAATCTGTTCTAAAAGCTGGAAATGATTGGTTTGCTATGTCGTAATCGTGTTGTGCCATGATGTGTTTATACTCCTTTTAAAACCCTTTTGCAATAAAATCAAATGTTTTTGATACTGCTGTATTACTTGAATTTTTAAATGTTACATTAAATCCATTAATGGTTTTACTTTCTACTAAGAAATAATCTCCTGTTGACATTCCTTGTCCTGTAATTCCAACTGCATAATTATCAGTTTTAAATGGATTTGTAAATGTTACAGTTTTAGTTCCAGCACCAGAAGTTATATCATTTCCACTAAATATTCTATCAGGCATATCAATCGTTACTGTTACTGCTGATACTCTAGGTGTAGAAGCACCATCTCTTGAAATTAATACTACTCTAAATTTAAAATATCTAGCTGTGTAATCTCCTATTACAAATGATTGGAAAGCAGTAAAGGTAGAATTATCATCACTTGTTGCTATTTCTAAATGTGCATTTGCATTAGCTGGTGTATCTCCGTCAAAGTTAGAAGAAGCAGAATCGAATAATCCTGATCTGTTATCAAATAAGTCATCTGGGTTATCTGATGTTTGAGTTAAACTAGCTGTAATTCTAGCTGTATGTTTAGCACCTATATCAATTACATCTGCAAATAAATAATTACCACTTGCAAAGAAGTCAGCATTTGCAACACCAGAATCAAAGAATCTAGTTGTTTCAGCATCAAAGTTTCCTGACGCACTATCAAATAATTCTGATGAATCTAATTCAATAGCATCATCTGTAATTACAGTATTAGTTAAAGTTCCAGCAAATGTAGGGTGTTCTGATTGTGTGGCTACTGCATTAAAATTAGCAACTCCTGTTACATTAGAAATAATAGCTGTTGCGTTAGAGCTAAAGTTTCCTAATTTATCTACTGCCTTTAAAAGATAAGTTCCAGCCCTAGCTGGTACAGATATTGAAGTTGCTGGTCTTGATACTTTTTCTACTAATGCTACCGAGTTCTGCCAATCAGCAGTACCATCTGTTTCTTCACTGAATCTTAAATTATAATATGCTAAATCAAGATCAGGTATTTGTGTCCATGATAAGTGAGCCTCTTGTCCAACAATATTACAAGCAAAATCTTCTACATCACTAGGTGGTTCAATAGCACCTACGATAGTTCTTTGTGCAGATACATAAGTCGATGAAACTCCTAAACTATTTACAGCTTTAACTCTTACATCATAAACTTTTTGGTCAATTACATTTAATACTCTGTGATTTAATCCTGAACCTTGTGCATAGATAATATAATTTGAATCTGTACTTAATTTATATTCTACTTGGTAATAATCAACAAAGCTATCAGTAGAAGCACCTATTGATATATCTAAAGCTACAATTACAGTTCCATCATTATATTCAACTAAATTATCATCTAAAGTTACACTTGCTGGTGGTTGGATAGTAAATGGATTAGGAAGATTAGTAGATGGTACTGTTGGTGCTTGTGTTTTAGTTGCCCAAGTATAATGTGCGTCTTGGTGTTCTACTAAATCTAAACCAATTGTAAAATCACGATTGAATCTTATAGATAAAACTCTAAAAGGCTTAGCACTAAACCCGATTGAACTATGTGTTATATTTACAATATCCCCAATAGCTAAATCATAAGCACTAAAAGAAACATTAACTGACAATCTTATAGAATCTCTTGTTCTTCTTAAAATTACTTCTGCCATTTCTTCTGCTTGATAAGTATTTGTGATAACTTTACCAAAATCAAATCTACCCTCTAAAAGAAATCCACCATCATCTGTTTTCATTGTAGCATGACGATCTGCACTTGGTAATCCTGAATCATCTATTGGTGGAAATTGTACCTCATCAACCTGATAGTTACGATCTGGATTAACATAACTAACAATTACTCTGTTATATTTTTCATTTTTTGCTGGTGTTTGTAAGGTATAGCCACCAATAATATCATCTTCTGTTAATGTTATTGATGCACTTCCTGTTGTTTCAATAATTAAATTATATTTTCCTTGTGTGTATGGCAAATAGCCTCTACACCCTTTTAAAAGTTCTCTAACGTTTTCTAGTAATTTTTTAGAAGTATCTATAACTGCATTTGTGTCAAATATATTTATATCACTAGCACCAGAATATGGTGTTACTTGTGTTTCGCAAACTTGTGAAGCATCATAAAAACTTTGTAAATCTATTTCATTAATTGATAATCCTTTTCCATATCTTGCGTTTGTTAAATAATCTAATAAGCACCATGATGGATTAGTTTGATAACTAGCTGATTGCTCTACTAAACTTGAATTATAAGTTTTTACTTTTCGACCTTTAATTTTAGCTTGTACTTTTGGTATTCCTGTAAATGCGTCTTGATTCCATTTAAATCTTAATGCAAGATAACATAAGCCAGATAATTTATGATTACTTCCCCAATTAGATAATGCTGATAATATCCCTGACGCAGATTGTCCATCAGTTCCAAAGTGAGGCTCTACTCTAATTAAACTTTCTGCACTTGAGCCTTCTTCATTTGGGTCAGCTTTATAAAAATTACTATCTGAACTATTTACCTCTACCTCTGCACCATCTGATAATGCACTTGCCCAAGTAACAGCTTTATCATCTACTTTTATTTCTTCAATTGAGTTTATTTCTCCCTCTGCCATAACGATAGCCATATAAAGATATTGATTTGTATTGCCACCACCAGAATCTAAAAAAACACGAGTACCACCAACTAATCTTTCTCCATAAATTACAGGAATATTAGAATCATTACTTTGTTTGTTTAAAAGTATTCCTGTTTCAAATTTATCTGCTTCATTTAATCCATAATCTGGTATGTCAGGAACTTTGGGTCTAAACAACCATGCTATTGCTACAGATGCAATTACTGCTACAATTTTATTTTTAACAAAATAGCTAACGGCCGCTGAAATTAATGCACTAAACATTATTCTCTACCCCACTTAACGTCTTGTACTGTTTCTGATGAAAAGTCCATACCTACATCTGTGCTAAAAAATCTTTGTTGTGATGTGTTGTTTGTTTTTCTTCCATTTTTTTTTTCAAAGTCAGCCCAATGAGAAACTACAGTTAAATTAACAATGCTAGAGGTTGTGCTTTCATTTATTGCAAAAGATTCAATATTTCCTTTGTAAAGCATAAATGGGTCAGCAATAATACTATTGTTTGTATCTAATAAGCCTCTAAATATAATTACTTCATCATTTGTTATATTTTCGTTTAAAACTGTTGAGATAAATGTTTGATCTGCACCTGATAAAGATATTGCTAAACTAGATTTAGTTATATCTATTTCTTCTGTAAAATCTGAAACACCAACGATAAAATCTGATGGGCTATAAGTAACACTAGAGCCTGAAACAGAAGAAGTTAAAGAAAAGGAACAATCAGTAATATTGACAGGAGTACTAAAATTAATTGTAAGTAAGTGAATAGGCCTAATATCATTAGTCGCTAGTTCGTTCTTTATCGCTGTTGTTAGGCTTCTCGTCATATTGTTCGTAAGTTGTTTGAGTTACACTTTCTGTACCTTTTAACATAGTATATTCAAATTTGCTATTAGGTTTCTTGTATTCTTTAAGATCGTTAATACTAGCATCTATTTGATCTTCATTAACAATAATTTCAGCAACAAAGTCGGCATTTATCTTGTGAGTTATTTTATATTTTTTCACTATAAAGATTCTTCTACATCAAATTCAAATTGATACAATAATGCACCATCATTAGCAGTTCCAACTACACCAAACTCTTGAATATCATTTGTTAAATGTACTGTAAAAGGAACATTATCATAAGTTACTGCTGAATCATCTGCAAGTGCTGTAAGTAAAGGTGGCTCAATAGTTACTGTTGAAGCATTACTAGAAGCCTGAACATCTGCTACAATCATATAAACTTTATCGTGTGAAGCAAACTTAATAAAATCTCCTGACTTAAATGCGTGTGGATTATCATTGTGGTGTCCGTCCATAGCAATCGTTGTATCTCCTACTGCGTGAACTCCATTAACTAATACTGTATTTGTTTCATTACCTCTTGCATCTTCTACTTCTGGTGGGATAATGGTAAAATTTTCTTTGCCCGATCTTTGCTTAACTATAAAAGCCATTAACTCTCCATATACATCTGATCTAGTTGCTGTAACTATTCTTATTGTAAAAGCCCATCTTTGATTGTCTATTTGTCTAGCAAGTTTTTTACCAGATACACTTTTGGAAATAATAGTATTTTGAATAGATTTTATTCCTAAAGATTTAAACTTTGCAGAAGATATTGGAAAAGCACCTGACATTAGATTAAGCTCTCCTTACCTCTTTCATTGACTGCATTATTAATTAGTTGTGTAATAGTTCCTCTTGATCTAACT